AGTACGAAGAGCTTATTAATGAGTTGACAGAACATATTTTACCTATAGAGTACAAACAAACAGACATAGCTTCAGGGTGCATGTAGCCAGAGTGGAAAGACCTGTCCTCTGATGACATTATATGGTAGCTCTCAGACTGAAGTATTGGTATAAATGTTTTGACCATGTTATAGTATTTCTTTGTGTCTAATAAAAAATCTTCATCCATTGAGTTTGAGATTATAGAAGATTGAGTTTCTATGTACAACTGCATAATTCTTTGGTCTATAAAGCTAACAGGTATTTCTCTATCAGAACTTTTGGCATCTTTCTCAAATATTGAATAAACGTAGTTGAAATCTTCTCTATCACAATCTTCAATCGTTTTAACAAGCAATTCGTAAGCACCTTTACAATTTTTTTCCTTGAGGTACGTGGACAATTCTCTAGCAACGTTTGACGATTTAATTATTTTATTTTTTTTGTACATCATATCATTAATTGATCTTACAGAGATCATATTTGTTAGCTGGAAACCAGGATTAATCTGCGAGTTCATTACACCTAAAATTTGTTTTCCTGATAAGTAAAGTTGAGCTAAAAACATTGGGTAATTAGTAAGAGGATGTTCAACTTTGATTTCTATTAAAAACTTAAAATCAGAATAAGATGAATCCCCACTGTTGAGCTTACACAAATATTCTAATTGTTTTGAATAATTATCAACTATGGATTTCCTACTGATCTCTTCTTTTTTTAATCCTTCTATAAGTTTTTTCATGCAATTGTTAGCGTGTTTTGAATTCCTTATATGCCAATTAGTCCCTAACGCAAAATCTTTCTCCAAAGATTGATACCTTATAGGTAGATTAAATACTGGTGTTCTATCTTTGCAAACTCCTTCTTTCAAAACTCTTTTCAAAGAATCAACCATCTTTTGCAAAAGATAAGAGTCAGAGAAATTAAGAAAATTGTCGCTAATAGTAAGGTTGTTGAACAAAAGGTTGTAGTCACTATATCCAGACAAATATCTAGTAGTCGAAAATCTGAAATCAGAAGCTATTTTGCTAGTGTTCCAAGTAGAAGAATTCCATATTGAAAATATAGACATCATCGACTCTAGAGTTTCAGCAAAGTCGGAGCTATCATAATAATCCATTGAGCTTGAAATTATAGTTTTGATTCTTTTGCTAACAACTAGTTTGAAATTAATATCTCTTATGTTTAATTTAAAAGTTGGTGAACGGTAGAAGTTTATACTGCCAAATTTCTCTTCATTCCATTCTCCGAAAAGTTTTGAATTAGGTTTGCCAACATAATTAAAGTAATAAACATAATAAAGTTGGGATCTTTTATTCATCTTTTTCCAATATATGCCATTATTGTTAAATTCACTATAGTAAGAACCTTGGTTTCCTCTTATTTTACTTATTAAATCGGATTCTATACTTGAGGATTG